ATCCGTTTGACGCATAAGTTCGAAGCCATTTGACGGGCAGATTTCCTCCTCTAGAAAGTATCTTAAGACACTCTTCTTTGGTGGTACACCCGACACTTCGATCATACAGAGATCCATACCACTCATTACAACCAAATCTTGTTTGTTGAGTGTGAATTCGTAATTGGTGTTGTGTGTCTTAGTGACATCAGAATCAATGACATTAATTACGCATTGTGCTGTAACGTGCGCGAACGCATGAGCAGGTAGCAACAATTTTTGTGCAGTAACAAAGATTCCACGCAGAGTCATTGAACGACCATTAGCTCGAACATTAACTGCAACGCAATTCTTATCGAGAATATCCCGAATATCACTATTGCTTGCTGTGGCTAAACTGCGAGAAGCTACTGGAATTTCAAAAGTCGATATAGTCGGATTAGCGACATACCAGACATTCTGTTTCTCTTCTTTTTCAATCTGAGTTTCCAATAGTTTGTCGGCTTGCAAAGCATAAGCTATGCGCGTGTCTTCTGTAGCAGTGATTGTGGTTGTGAAACCAAACTCGGCTGTTTCAGTCGTTTCAGAGATATACTCTGGCACAACTTTATCCTCAGACTCCTGTGGCGTAACTTTCCGTTTCTGGACAGCTTTATCCTCAGATTCCTGTGACGTAGCTTTCCATTTCTGGACAGATTTGTAGCCCTGATAAGAAGCCAAGGCAACAGTGATCATGGTTAGACCAGCCACTAATCGCCGGATGCGCACATCTTCACGCCACTCATTCAAGCGTGCGTAAAGAGCAATGCTTTCACGTGGGGGCAAGTGGTTAATAGCTGCATAAACAGGATATCTTGTCAGTCTAAACCTCGAAAGATAGTAGACAACATAAGATACAAACCACTTGACACTGAATATGTACATCAGAACCCATACGGTATAATCTTCCATTGGAGTCAGACTAAGCGATTGCACTTGCATACATGGACATCTACCCAATGGAATTAGGCAATCCTTGCAAATATCAATCTTAGCCATATCAGCATTCTTTTCAACAGCGCGCGTTTGGTTTCCCTCATGCACTTGTGCTGCTGTAAGAAAGTGTTTAACAAAGTCGTTAATATCAGTAAAAACTGCAAGAGTTTTAAATTCTGCACGTTCGACCTTGTCGGTTCCAATGAGGATGGATCTCCATGACCTCAATCTCCCAAAAATTCGGAAAATCTCCTTCGTCGCATTTCAACTTAGATGGATCAACAAAAATCTGGTTAGAATGTAAATATTCTTGTTTTGGTTTAAGATTGATCACATACGGTAAACGACGATTTACTGCCAATGGGCAAGCAAAATATGTCGTGGTGTTAAGATGCAAAGTATTGGTCGTAGCGACTACCAACTTAGCAAGAACTGGAGTAGTTCCCTTAGCCTCCAAAGAAGCTTGGTTAGGAACGAATGGCACGTTATTGACAATACCCAACATTTCGATGATACTATTATCAACCTCAGCAGTCTTACTAGGATTCAAGAAAGCGATATCATCCATACGGATGCACCATTGCGAGGAATTGAATCCACTCCAGAAATCATCAAAAGAATTCCGGCAATAACATCCAGCATCA